TCATAATTATTATCTCTAATCATGCCCATATATGGGCCACCCATATAAACTGCTCCACCGGTTGTCCCATTACCAACAGTTAATTCATCGTTAGTGAAATCCCAGCTTAAATTAGCATCGTACCCTAAACTATAAGCTGCATCCCAAACAGTTACCTTGCCAGTAGCACCTGCGCCATAAGGAATAATAGAAGGTGTTCTGGTTATTAACGTGCCTGACGTAGGCTCAGATACGGTAGTGGCGCTATTTGTCCAAGTGTCATTAACATCAGTAATAACTTCATAAAACGAACCTGTTCCAGTAAATGAGTTAAATGCACCATAAAATACATATTCTGTTACAGATGTTTGAACAATTCTTATAACTGAAGGAGAATTAGTATTACCTCCCAAAGCAATATTTCTTTGCGCTAAGGCAGATCCGTAAAAACTTCCACCATCAACGCCAGTTCCGCTTTGACTTGAGCTATTATTAGATGTCCTAAAGAAAACTTCTACTACTGTATTTTGACCTTCATTAGCATTATAGCCGCTAGCACTTACAATCTTTAAATATAAATTTCTGCCGGACTGAGCTGTGTTCAAGGTGCCTATTTTAACATAAGAAGCAGATCCTCCAGTATTAGGCAAATTATACTTTCTAGCTAAATTAGGAGAATAAACTTCTCCTGCAACATGTAATTTATAATCCGGGCTTGCAGTACCTATACCAATTCGGTCTGTGCTTGCGTCGGAATATAGTAAGGCTGTATCTGTATCTCCTTCGACCCAGAAATCTACGTTGTTTCCTGCGTTGTTAACTATAACATTTGCTCCTATGGTCAATTTCTCCGATCCACTTTGAGCAAACATCTTAATATTATCGCCTGTCCCAGCCCTTAAACAAATATCATCAAATGCATAAAGGTCAATTTGCCTGCCCCTTAGCTCAGTGACATCTGTTGTGACTCCAGTGATATTACTTATGGTTAATTTACTAAGCTTATGCTCAACATCGCCGCTAAGAACTATTTCGCCGTTAACATTTGTGTCGCCATTTACATTCAATTTGTAAGAGCCCGGACTTACAGTCCCTATTCCAACATTATTCGTGCTTGCAGACGTATCAATTGTAATCCCCGGTGTATCAGTTAAAATATTCCATCTATAATTACCGATCCTGACTTTATTAGCAGAGTCAGTTGCTATTAAGCCTAAGTAGCCATTATTAGCCGCATTAGGCGTAATTATTTCAGTCTGACTTGGGAAAACGATTTCATTACCCCCAAAACTACCACTTGTATTACCTGATACATCAACGCCAATTGCAATACCCCTAGTGGCTGCAGAAGTTCCTATTTGTAAAACCCGATAAGTAGAGCTATACCCAAAATAACTCTCTCTAGCAAAATTAATTCCGTTATTACCTATTGTATTCCAAGTGTTTTGAGATGAATTTAAAAACGTAGCACCATAAACTGTCGCTCCTGTGGATACTGTTTCAATTTTAATTGCATTATCATAATATAGTTTAACAGAACCATTTGAAGTGGCCCTCACCATATACTCTGAACCACCAGAACTTAATATCCCGGCTTCACCTCCACATAACCAAGCATTACTTGGGCCATTTTGATTTATAAATATCTGCCCTACACTGGTATCTATATACGCATTAGTTCCGTTATGATAAATTTGTATATTACTATTAACAACTAAATTACCAGCAGCAGTGACCTTTAATCTCTCGCTGTTGCCCGTTTTTATAATCCAATCTCTAGCCGTACCTCCTGCTACAGCGTCACATATATTAAATGTAATATTAGAGTTCTCTGTAGATGTAACATCTAATCTAGTATCTCCAGTAGTATTTCCTACTGATAATCCTACTGACCCACTCACAGCTTTAACTTCTAATGGGTAGTTAGGACCTGTAGTTCCTATACCTAAATTACCACTTGCTATAACAACATTACTTTCAACTGTTCCATTAGGCGCAGTACCATTTAATGTAATAACACCATTGTCAGTTGTTCCAGTTAAAGAAAGAAGACCACTGCTCCCTGAAGAACCAGAGCTACCAGAAGAACCTGAATTTCCACTAGTTCCAGAAGTCCCTGAACTTCCAGAAGAACCACTACTTCCTGATGATCCTGATGTGCCACTAGTACCTGATGATCCAGATGATCCACCGCTTCCTGAAGATCCAGAACTTCCAGAACTTCCACTAGTTCCAGAAGTCCCTGAACTTCCAGAAGAACCACTACTTCCTGATGATCCTGATGTGCCACTAGTACCTGATGATCCAGATGATCCACCGCTTCCTGAAGATCCAGAGCTTCCAGAACTTCCAGATGTTCCACTAGTTCCTGATGTTCCGCTAGTTCCTGATGTTCCGCTAGTTCCAGAAGTGCCTGATGTACCACTTGTACCAGAACTTCCTGATGTTCCACTAGTGCCAGAAGAACCATCTGAACCATGTGTTCCATTTGCTCCAGAAGTCCCACTAGTTCCTGATGTTCCAGATGTCCCTGAAGTTCCGCTAGTGCCTGATGTTCCAGATGTACCACTAGTTCCTGATGTTCCGCTAGTTCCAGAAGTACCTGACGTACCACTTGTACCAGAACTTCCTGATGTTCCACTAGTGCCAGAAGAACCATCTGAACCATGTGTTCCATTTGTTCCAGATGTACCACTAGTTCCTGATGTTCCAGATGTCCCTGAAGTTCCGCTAGTGCCTGATGTTCCAGATGTCCCTGAAGTTCCGCTAGTGCCTGATGTTCCAGATGTCCCTGAAGTTCCGCTAGTGCCTGATGTTCCAGATGTACCACTAGTTCCTGATGTTCCAGATGTACCACTAGTTCCTGATGTTCCAGATGTCCCTGAAGTTCCGCTAGTGCCTGATGTTCCAGATGTACCAGATGTACCACTAGTACCAGAAGATCCACTAGTACCAGAAGATCCCGATGTACCATCTGTCCCATTAATTCCTGATGATCCACTAGTACCTGATGTTCCTGAAGTTCCACTAGTTCCTGAAGTTCCGCTAGTTCCTGAAGTTCCGCTAGTTCCTGAAGTTCCGCTAGTTCCTGAAGTTCCGCTAGTTCCTGAAGTTCCACTTGAAGCCGCAAACGGTGAATACCCAACTAAACCACTAGAAGAATTCCAAACTAGAACTTTTTCATCATCTATTTCTTGTTGTACATCATCAATATATACATTTCCTCCAACGTGTAATTTTCCACTTGGCTCTAGCTTGTTGATGCCAATATTTCCTGTAGCTTGATAAATTATAGAATCAAATAATAAATCGTCGCCGCTAAAAAATGGAATATATCCACTAGTCCCAGAACCAGCTAGAACATATTGACCAGAAAAGATCTGTTCTATATTATTTAATATTTGCCCAGAAGTAAAAAGAAGCGTGTCAGAAAAATCAGATACCGTACCATCTTCATAAGCGGCTCTAACTTTTACTTCATAATTTTTGTTTGGCTTTAAATCGAATTCTACTCTTGGTTCAAATTCAGAAAGTATTAAATCTATTTCTCCGGTGAACCCTGTTATTCTTTTAGCTAATAAAACCCCACTTTCAAAATTTACTGTTAACGGAGAAAATCCAGATACACCATCATATCCTGAAGGGCCATAATCTTCTGGATTTGAATATGTTCCTGTATATTTCGCGCCAGTATAAGTGCCAGTATATATTGTACCACTATACTGACCCCCACTAGGTAAAATAGAAAAAGAATTAGAAGAATTATCGTAATTATAGACGAAATATAATTCAGAACTATCTACTGAACCAGATGGAATTCTTATTTCTGAAACAGAAGTTAACACTGAACCCGTAGCATACAAATCAACAGGAAGAGAATTATAATTATCTATAAATAAAGTATGATCAGACCATTGTATGCCACCGTTTCCATAAGGCTTAAAAATAGGATCTGAACCAGAATAATAATCTGCTGTATCAAAATTACTTATAGTTCCTGTTCCAGTTCCATAAGCTATATATTCAATTGACTCTACTTGAGTGTTCTGAGAAGTAAATACATAACTAATATTATCAGAACCTTTTTCGTTTACATGAGCTTCAAATGATAAATTTTCCTGTTGAGGAATAGCATCCCATTTAACTACAGCTTTTGTATCTAAATTTTTATCGTATTTATTTTGAGATGTTGATATAAACCCTGTTAAATTATTTAAAGAAGAAGGAATTGTTTCTGTTAAATAATAAGGAGCCTTAACACCAGAACTTAAAAAATAATTCCCAGTATTAAAATAGTCGTATGGCAAAAATACAAAATTAAAAGGATCAGTATAATCAACATAATCAGCCCCAGAAACCGGCGGAACAATCTCAAAAAAAGTTTTTACTCTATTGTTTTGATAATTTAAAACCTGAGTAGAATATCCGCTCTGAAAATCAAAGAGATTAGCATTGCCAGAAGGCAAATCATTTGGATCTGCAACTAAAGTGACAGAAATATTTTTAGCATATGTATAATCATTTAAAAGCGGCGCAACTTGTAAAGGATTTGTATTAGTAAATTCGACACCAGTTATTTGTATTTCAGGATAAGTTAATATACTCCTATATACATCACTATTACCATTAACACTGTAAGATGTAAAATCAACAAAAAAAGTTCTAAAATCATTTAAATTAGCATAACCAGTGTATTTTTCAATCGTATTGCTAATAGAAGAACTATTTAGCGTTATATTTGTGCTTTTAGTTGAAGAAACTAAATTACGAATAAAATTCCTGTTAGAATCGTATAAATCCACCTTTATTCCAGAGAAATCAGGAGAACTTATATTAGAATCATTAATGACTTTATTATCAGATGTGTCAAAAACTGTAAGCTTAAAACTTATATCATCTTGAAGAATAGACGCCGAAATTAATTTACTATCAGAACTTAGTCCATAAGTTGATGGCGACACCGTGTAATCAATGCTACCATAAGAAATTAAGTTAGATATATCTAAACCTCGTATCTCAAAAGAATTACTTGGCCCTGTCGAGCCTGATGGACCTGTTATAATCGGCATATTTTATATTACACTTCAATTATTTTGTTTTCTACATCATAGATGTATATTTTTATAGAAGATGCTGAAGAAACCACGTTAGACACTTCTTCAGGGAATTTTCCTAAGAATATTGTCTTTTGCTCAGCATTAGTAATGGGTACTTTAAATCTGATAGATTGATTTTTAGATATTATTTTACAAACAAATCCTCCACCTGAAGACAGTATTTGATCTACTTTAACATAATACTCATTATTCAAAGAAGCTTGAGTATCTATATAATTTTTAATCACATCAAATTTCAGAGTCAAAACAGCGTAATTATCTGAAGAGTCATCTTCTAAAGCTGATTCAGATTCTGAAAACGAATAATCAAAATCTAATTGACCGATTTGAGTGATACTTTTTCGATCTAAACTATAGTAAGAACCTTGCATTCCTGTTAAATCAACTTCCGTTATATTTTCAGAAGAAGAATAGTTTATCGTGTTCTTAGAAACGCCGCTCCGCACATCTATTATATTGTTATCAAGACTCAAATATTTATTTCTATCATATTTAATAGCAAAAATAGAATACTCATTGACATCTTGCTCAGCTATGCTAACTATTTTATATAAGTTTTTATTATCTAAAGAATCACTTTCTTGAGACTCATCTTCTTTATCTATACTAGAATAAACTATATCAGACTGGATAATAAATGGAGAAGATCCAGAAATTTTATAGAAATTAGAAAAAGCTTCTACATCAACATTACCGTTCGAGTCTAGCGGCTCTCTGATATAAATCCTATTTGTATCATTTTCTATGCGCTCAATATATAATTCTATAACATCTTCTCTTTCTTGGTTGTCAAATTGATCCGAATTAGATATATCCTTATAAGAATCGTATGTTTTATCACATAAAAATTTGATCTTACTTCCAGCAAATCTTACATCGATTTTCCTATCTACAACAATATATTTATTAGATCTATCAACAGAAACTACTCTCCCTTGTAAAAGGTAATCACTTTTAAAAGAATCTTCTATCTGAATCACATCTCCGGGCTTTAAAATGATTCCCTGCATATCAGTCGAAAATGTAACAGCATTATTTTCGAATCTATTTGTAGCTAAAAGCCACAAGCCCATTCTTCTCGCCTGATCCCTAGAAGTAACCCCAAATCCTAAAATTTCTTTTGATACAATTCCATATTCTTTTATCAATTCGCTATCTTCTACAACTTCAACTTCATCTTCAAACTTATTATATCTATCTTTATATAAAATTTTTGCTACGCTATAATTACCATCAACGCTACCAGTAGAATAAGTAAAAACCCCATCCTTCACATTAGTATTATTAAACATGTAAGAAATAGGCTTAGAAACATCAATGGTGGTAGTAATTAAATTGTTCCTATAATAAGTCAAACCCCTAAAAATAGAAGTTATATCATTTAATAATTTTAAACATTCTGTTTCATTATCTATAAGAACATTCGCTGTAAATCTAGACTCTAAAGGATCTCTATAACCTAAAACCCTAGGTAGACATTTGCCATTTAAAGATTGACCTGAATCACTAGCTGAAAAAATAGGAGTATTAGCATAATCAGATTTTAATTGATCGTAACCTGCTTGCCACCAGTTTGTGGTGATAAATTCTAATATATGATTAACAGCGCCATGTTGAGTATTTTTCTTAGATTCATTAAGCAAATTTTCTAATTTTACTATGCTTTTATTGTCTACTAAAGAACTGTCCGAAACCATTTTATCCCTAAAGGTTTTGATCATGTTTCCAGTTTGCTCTTTTTCAAAAGCCATAGTTGGCCCAATATAAGGCATCAGATGAAAACGAAACACTGAACCCTCACCTTCAGGCGTCGATTGAAATTCAAAAATATTTTCATCTGTCGCTGATTGCATCATATTTCCCTCTTCTATATTCTGAACTATTTTTCTAGCATTATTGACCTCTCCATCATTTATATCATATAAAAAGATAACAGAATTATAAGCTCCACCATTATTGTTTGTGTAATTTATGTTATCAGAAGAATAATTTGGATGATATTTATTTTTTATATCAGTTAAAGAATTTACCTGACCGTTCTGAGAAGTCTTCGAAAGAAAAATATGCCACTTATAATTAGGATAGTAAGTAAAGTAATCTTCTGACGCTCCTCTTGGGGAAGTAGAAACAACTAACTCATCGCAATATTTTGCTATTTTATATAGCTCCCATTTATTCAAATCTTCTAGTAAAACCTTCCCATTACCAACTCCATATCTATTATTTGTACAAATATCATAAAAAATCCAAGCAGGATTATCTGTCCACCTTAAAAAATTACTAAAATTCCCATCCCAATTACCAGAATATTCTTTCGCTTCTGGATCATAATTATTTGGAACTTTTATTTTAAGTAACTTCAAATCAAAAGTCCTATCAGGATCATTTTTAAAATGCTTAGAAGAAACAGATGATTTAACTACAGCTGAATACGGATAACAAAATTTTCCCTTCTTCTTCATCGATTCAACAATCGAAGAAACACCAAAAAGCAAAGATAACTTTGCATCATCATAAGCTACTTTTCTTGTTAAAGGGTAAACTCTGATATAATATTTTTTATTAAGGAAAGGATTTAGGTTTAAATCAAAAGTTATACCAGAAACATAATTACTTTTAGAAATCCCTACTATACTAGAAGTTATATAAACAGAATCATTTGTTCCATCTTCAAAAAGTTCCACAACAAAAGTTATTTGACTTTCTCTTGTGCTACCGTTCCCACTTAATCTAAAAACTTGATCAGCTGAAATATTAACAGTTATTTGATCCGCAAATCGATTTTTTATTTCATGAATGAAAGGATTACAATAGTTTTTAGCTAATTTAATATTATCAAGCCATTTGTTAAAAACATCAATATCTCCAGCGCTTAAACTGCTATTTGAAGTAATCCCACCTTCCAAAAAACCATATTTAGTAATTATCCCGTTTTCTAAATGTATATAAGATGTTTTCTGAGTGAAATTTTTAGCAGCCTCAAACCCATAATTGGAATTAGGAATCGATTGCCACTGCCCCCCATTATATTCAACATGAGCAAAATCCTTTTCATTCAATAATAAATTTTGTCTATAATTAAAAACTGTAGAAGGAAAATCATAAAAACCATCATTATTTTCTGAACCATAAAATATACTAAAACCTTGAGTAACAAAATTAAATTTATTTAATTTTGAATCTATGAGCGGAACATTGTTATAGTAAACGCCTTTACCTAAAATAATATTTGAATAATCCTTATTAGATAAATATTTTAAAATATTTCCATCAGAATCAACAAGCCCAGCTATAGGCCCTTCGCAGATTAAATCAACCGAAGATAAAAATTCATCACTCTCTAATTTAGTTTTAGGATTTTCTACCAACTGTGATAAAGCTGTTATATTACCAACCCATGACATATTTAATTACTTTCTTTTATTTGATATGGAGATAAAACATAATCTCCAGCTTCATTTTTAGGACCTGATGCAGTTGAACTTAAATTATTTATAGAAATATAGTTAGAAACAACCGCACTACCTAATTTTAACCTGCCATAACCGATAGGAACAACTATATTTCTAGCTGTAACATTTCTAATTCCTCCTAAAATTGTAGAATTTGTTTTAACATCTTTAGGCGCTTTTGGACTCATCATTTTAGTTATAACTATCGAAGCCACAGTCAAAAGCACTCCTATAATAAAAAGTTCTAAACCACCAGACCCCTGAACAATAGGAAGTATTTCTACTTTATTATTTTTTTTTAATACATTACTATTTAAAAGATACGAAGGCATAGCTTTGCCATCTATAAAAACTATAAAATGTGTTGCAAATTTTTGTAAATCATAAAAACATCTTGAAACCTTAGAAGTATTAGCTTCTATAGCTTCAAATATTTCTAAAACAGATGATACATTTAACCTCCATTCAGAACCGAATTGTTTACCTAAAATTCCTCTAAGAGTTATATCGACCATTATTTCTCCTTGTGATAAAATTCATCATTATTTACACTATATAAAAGCATATCCATATTAAAAAAATACTGATTCTCTAAATCCCATTCTGAAAATCCAGTTCTCTCTATATGAGCAGGATGACTATGAAAAAGCACACAATCATCTTGCCAAATACATTCTTTAGGAGAAATCAAAAAATAATTTACTGGATCAGGATGAATGTTCTCTTTCTCTATAAATTTTTCTCTATAAATAAACCCACAAATTTCTTTCTTAGATTTCAAAGATTTTTCTTTTAAAACACTAAGTAAAACTTTATTATTTTTTATTTTAGCTAGGTAATTCATAGTCATAACTTACTGTGCCGGGAAAGCCACCAAATGGAATTTTTTGACTTTTATCTGTCTGATTAACCCTGAATCTCGCTAAACAACCTGATAATTTCTTAGAGCATTTATCTTCTTTCCATATTTGACTATTAGAAAGGGGATCTATGCCTTTAGACCCATCTTTAGAAATACAGATAAAAAATCTAGAAGGCAATTCTGAATTTTGAGTTAAAGAATCTTTTGTGAAATCAAAGTTTATATCAGGATCAATCTTCACAAAATCACCTCTTTGATAATTAATCTCACTATTATAATCTCCTTTATAAATTAAATCTTGAAAATTATAAGAATCATAATACCTAAAATCTTCAGAAGTGTCTCTAAGAAATAATTTATCATTTTCGTCTGCTATTGGTATTCCTAAATTTCCGTCTTCAAAGCCACTGAAAAATTCACTACTAGGCTTAAAAGAAGAATTACTTATTTCAGAATCATTCACATCAACTCCATATTTATAACCTAAATATGAATTAATAGATTTAATTTGAGTTTCAGATAAAAGTTTTTGAAATATTATTATTTCATATATAACTATATGGCTTGATGTATTGGTGCTCGAATTAAATCCTAAATTTTCTATATCATGACTTAAGCCAGACCCATACTCAGGCTCCAAAGAAGATATTTTATAACCATTTTTAAATAAGTTAATTTTATTTATATCGCCGGGGTCTGATATATCAGAATAATTATCTTTAGGTATTGAGCAAGAATAAATTATAGGAGTGTTTACATTATTTGCCAAAGGGTGCTCTGATCCTAAAGCTCTATTATTAGTATTTTTAATTTGAACAGAATCTAATTTAGAATTTTTATCTAATACGCTAGAAGACCTATTTCCAGAATAACCTATAAAAGTGTTTAAATTTTCTGTTTGTAAACCCCTCACAAAATATCCACCTTTCTTTTTCCATGGAGTGTATGTGCTATTTGATCCAGCAAAAGCGTTAGTTGGTTCAGCTATATAAAACACTGTTAAATCTTTACCGCTAAAGTCATAACTCAACTGTATTTTTTGGAATTGATCAAAAGAGTCACCAAAATTTGGCAAAATAGGACAAATTCCATAATTATTTTTTAATCTTCCAGTGTTGTAATAAACAACTGGACCAAGAGTACTTGTCCAAGTTATATCAGTATTAATATTAGCTAAAACATCACCCGAAGCAGAAGCATTTATATCTCCGGCTTTATTTTCCCAAGCAGTAGCTGTTTTAAAATATTTATAAATAACTTCTGGTCCGAAATTTTGTAAATACTTTACATATTGAGAGAAATCTTCTGAAACTGTAACGCCTGAATAATTAAACCAAGACCCAAGATATTCCCGAATAGTATCGCTGCCACCATCATAACTTGCAACCACGCCTTCTAAGGTTGTGTAAGCTGGCTCCAAAACACTAACGTAAGGCCCAGAATACCCTAAATTTTTACCATAATTGCAACCATAACCCCTATATTGCCAAGGGCAGCTATTATTATAAACCTTTCTAGAAGGGCAAGTTAAACCATCTATATCTAAAATATTAGATAATTCAAATTCGACTCTTTCTTTATTTTCTAAATTCTTTTTATTTATAACGAATTTATCACTAGATATGAATTCATTAAACCCAGAAACGCCCAAAGGATTTTTTGATTCTCCACCAAAATTCACAGCATCTAAATCTTTAGCTAATAGTTTTTTTCTATAAAATTCTTTCCCAAGCAAATCCCCTCTATCTTTTATTATATTACTAATAAAGTTATTAACATTACTTATACTAAAAGTTGGTCTATTTTGTTTTCCTTCTGAATCATATTGCAAATTAGACATCTCACACGGAATATATAAATAAGAGCGGCCTTGAAAAACTAAATCCTTATTAAAATTTTTCGACCCATGAAAATAAAGATAACCCTCAAAATCATTCAACTTAATTTCAAACAAGTCAATGATTTCGCTATTCTTAAGTAAAAATAAATTTGACATTTTAATTCGAGTATAGATTTAAAAAGTTATGGCTTAATGGTAAACCAAACGATAGCTGACTATTAGTTCCAGAATCATGCTTTGCTACTTGCAATCTTCCGCTTGAAGATTTAAGAATTAAAGGAGCG